TTCATCCAGATGCAAGGGAATTAGTAAAACAAATAAAAAAATCGGAGAGTAAATAATGGCTATTTCTGGAACAGCGTATGATCCTAAACTCTTTCAATTTCTAATAGCTGGGCAAGATGCATATGGTGCTATAAATGGTACTGATGAATCTCAATCTGGAATAAATGCCTATATAGCTTTAGATGTTGATAGTATTGGATCACCAACATTAGGAATCAATCAAACATTAGATGTAAGAAGTGGATCAAGAGTATTACTTGAAACAAACTTTTTTCAAGATAATATAGCATCAGTTAAGGAGTTTTCTGTAAGTGGTACAGCCACAACAGCAGCTCTTGATTTGATGTTATCTCATCTTACATTGGATAGTTCAGTGCCTTATGCAGTAGCATCAAATATAGCAACTTCATCGTTTAAATCTGGAGATGATACTTCTGGCAATAAGGCTTTGTCAGTTATAATGAAATCAGCAGCAAGTAATAGCGATCTTATTTTTAAAGATTGCTTTATTACAAGCCTTACATTAAATGGTGATGCTGGAACTGAAGGTGGTCGAATTAAATTCTCTGCAACATTTCAATCTGGAACTAAAGTTCTTGCTAATGAATTAACAGCTAATGATGTGGCAGTAGATACAGCAATAACAGCTAATGATTATTTTATGTCTGGCTGGGATGCTGATGATCGTATTATAGCTGGAGTAGCTAATGGTGTAATCAGTTCATTTAGCTTGACTGTTGATAATCCACTTACTTTTTCTGGTATATCATCATCAGGATATGAACAAGCAATACGATCTGGCGAAGTATCTGCAACAGCATCTTTTAGTGTCCTGTATGATAATAACTTTTTAGATATGTTTGAAAGGTTTAATACAACACAAGCAGCTGGAGCTACAACTGGAGCTACATTAATGAATCATCAAGCATCATTAGTAGATACATATTTTGGTTTTAAATTTGCTAAATCAATCATCACAGAAGTATCTTTTAACGAAGGTGCGTCCATGATGCTAGATGTATCAGTTAAAGCAATAGGTTCTGGATCAGATGCATTATTTGAAGTAGCTTGTTAAATAAAGGGGAGCGTAATGAAAGTAGTAGTTGATGATCTTGAAGTGCAAGTAAGAAACATTAGTTATCGTGAAAAGTTAGAAATACAAGGTGAATTTGCTGATGTTTACAAAAATGGAACTGATAATGTTAAGCAAAGGGAGTTTAATTCCTTGCTTGGTAGGGTTGCAGAAATAGCCTTTGTAAACCCAGACCAATCGCTAAAGAAATATGAGTATGAGATACAATTAAAGATACTTACTCAAGCGATGATGGATTATCTTGAGCTTTCAGATCAATCAAAAAAAATAGAAGGGGATTGAGTTATGCTGTTTGGCATTGGGTGTATCAGACGAAGCCACACAGCCAATATACGCTCCCATATACAGCTCAATCCCCTATTTCAAAGAAAGTTAGAGAGTTTAATACAATAGATGATATTTGGGAAGAAATTGCAACAGTTGAAGATTCTGATAAGTATAGTATTGGGCAACAACTATATTATTTACTTCCCTTATTTGCAAATCCTAATTATGTTATTACTGATGCACACTATAACATTATAAATGAATATTTTTATGTTACAGAATATAATATTCCACTTGGTAAAACATTAGATGATACAGATGCTCATAAACTTTCACAATTTAATATTATTAAAAATGAGATGGCAATAGCCACGAAACATAAGGCAGACAAGAATGGCAGATCAAAAAGTTAATATAGATATAAGAACCAAAGGTGCTAGAAAAGCAAAAGATGAGCTAGGTGGATTGAATGGTGCTATGGATAAAATGGGAAGAGCAGTTGGAATAGCCTCTGCTGCATACTTTGGTACTAAAGGCTTAATAAATGCTTTTAGTTCTGCGATTGAATTAGCTGGAATACAAGAACAAGCAGAAAAACAATTAGAAACAGCTTTGGGTGGAACATCTCAAGCATTATTGAATCAAGCATCTGCATTACAAAAAGTTACTACATTTGGAGATGAGGCAACAATTCAACAACAGGCATTTTTAGCATCTCTTGGATTTACAGAAGATAAAATTATTGAGATTATTCCTGTTGCTATGGATTTGGCAACTGCTACTGGAATGACATTAGAAAGTGCAGTAAGAAACACAGCTAAAACATTTTCTGGTTTAGCTGGTGAGTTAGGTGAGATGGTTCCTCAATTAAGAGACTTAACAGCCGAGGAAATGAAAGCTGGAGATGCTGTTAAAATAATGGCTGATCTATTTGGTGGTCAAGCTACTGCACAAGCTGAAACAATGGCTGGAGCTTTGGAGCAGGCTCAAAACGCATCTGGCGATTTAGCAGAAGCTATTGGAGCAAAACTATCTCCTTTAGTTAAAGTTTTAGCTGCTGATTTTACTGGATCAGTATCTAGCCTCACAGAATTAATAAATATGACAATGCACACAAAATCAGAAACATTATTATATTATGAAACATTAGAAAAAGGAGAATCTGTTTTAGCAAAATATTCAGAATCTTTAGGAATAACAACTGATGAATCTCTTTCTTTATCAGATCAGATATTGCAATTAAGAGAACAGGCTAGAGAATTAAATGATTCAGAATTAGCAGCCGGGCCTTGGTTTAGTGAGACAGCAAGAGCATTAAGAGATACAAATGGTTTAGTTGAAAAATTAGAATCTACATTAAAAAGATTTAGAGAAACTGCTTTACCAGAAGATAGGCCATTTACAATTATTGATTCACATGAACCAGAATTATTAGATGATGTTATTGTTGATATGGAAGAAATGAATAATTTGATGAATGAATCTTTTGGAATTAATGATAAAGTAAAAAAGCAAAAGCAAGATATGGTTATTAAAGATTTAAAAAATGCAGCATTACAGCAATCTTCAGCAAAAGATGCTATGAAGGCAGTAGTAAGAGCTGAAACGATGGAAGCTGTTGCTGGTTATATTGCAAGTGTTTTGAAATCTGTTCCTTTTCCAGCCAATCTTGTTTTAGCTGCTGGTGGTGGAGCAATTGCCTCTGGTCTTATAGATAGAGGATTAGCTGCTTTTGCAGATGGTGGTATTGTACAAGGTGATCCAAACACAGGAGATTCTGTTCCAGCTATGCTAACACCGGGTGAGGTTATTTTAAATGCTAGTCAGCAACAAGGCTTATTAAATAATATGGGTGGCGTTACTGTTAATATACAAGGTAATATGATTGGCAATGAGGAATTTGTAAGAGATACGTTAATTCCAGAGATAGATAAAACAGTTAATAGAGGTTTAGCTTAATGGCTTTAACATTACCAGCATCATTTAATAATCATTCTATAAAGCAGAATTGGTTGTTCCAGTTACACTATGATGATGAAAGTGCTTTTACAGGATTATCTTTTTATGATACTACTGTTTCACAAGATTATTATGGATCAATAACAAATAAACCAAGTATAAGAGAAAAGATTGATCTGATAAATTCAAAGAGTAGTACGTCAAATGTATCTTTAACTGTTGCAAACTTTAAATATTTAGGTGATGATTTTTCTGCTGAATTACATGGTGGTACTAGAAAGTACATTAATAGAATTGTAAAGATATATATACAGCCAAATGATGCATCCTCATTAAGTGATTGCTTACTTATCTATACTGGAAAGCTGAAAAGCATATCGCATAATATTGATACAATTAATTTAAATATTGAAGCTAAAAGAGTTTGGGATGGTGTTGAAGTACCTACTGTTAAAACTTCTAAAAATAATTATTATCCGATAGCCTATGGTGATTATAGACCAAATGCAAGTCAGAGTAATGTTAACTCTACTGGATTAACTTTTAATTCTAGTGCTGGGATAGATGAGTACAGAAAGCGTAAAACTTTATATCCTATTCCTATTGAGGAAAGAAGAGGTGATACTGTATTTGCATTAACTGGTGATTGGACTCAATCAGATCGTTCATGGTCTCATTACTATGAAAAATCATTAGATTCATTTCTTCCGTTAGCAAACGATAGCACAGATGCAACTGTTAATGATGCTGCAAATGAAACATATAAAGATGGAAAAGCAACTAGATTTCACCAGAATTTATTAAAATCATCCTTTAATAAAATGACAGAATTTACAGAATTTACCAATCAATCTCCTTTTACTTGGGATTATGCTAGTGGTAAAGCTGATAATGCTTTTGATGGTGATTTTATAAATACATCAACCAGTGTTCAATGTAATATCTCTGGTACTTTTGGGCATAATAAAAGAGCTTTTTTAAAATACAATATGCCACAATTAACAGGCTATCCAAGTAAGTTACAGGTGCATTTTGTGATAAGTGGATCAATTTCATTGAGTAGTGCAAGTGGTAATGGTGAAATAAGAGTAGAATTGTTAGATAAAAGTTTTGGTGCAGAGGATGTTTTAGGATATTATAGTTTTACTGGAAATCAAGTTGGAAATAAAACTTTTAAAAAAATAGTAGGTGGATCAACTGTCAATATTGATACTACATCAGCAGCTATTTTAGAAAACCCTAATGATAGCGACACCGAATGGTTAGCATCTGGAAGTGGTTGGGGTGAGAATTTACAATTTAATATAAGATGCGTCACAGTAGCTGGTGTAGGAGACGAAGATTTAACTGGAACATTATTTGGAAATTTTAATATTCATGATGTAGCAATACAGGCAGATACTCAATTAGATTTTACAGAAACCACAAAAACAGGAAAACTCGTAGCCTCTAAATTTATTGATGATATACAATATGTATATAGTGGTGGAGATGGTTTGCCAGATAATGGATGGAATAGCAATTCAGCTATTACAACAATAATTGCAGCTCATAGAGATATTTTGCATAGGAATACCAGTTACACAAATTCTAATACGCCAACAAACTGGAGTGCTATTAATACTGCTAAAGATTGGGCAATTAGATACTGGTGTAATGAGCCTAAAGATTTAAAAAATGTACTAGAGGAGCTACAATTTAATGGAGGTTTTATATTTCGTTTTAATGGTCAGAATCAAGGAGAATATATATTTATACCAGATTCTATTAGTACAGACCATACTATAAATACAGATGATTTAGAAAATATAAATTTATCTTTAACATCTATAAATGATATAAAAACTACGATAGATATAGAATATGAAAAACATCCAGCCATAAATGGATATGTGAGTAAGGTAACAGGCAATAATTCAACTGCTGAAACAAATTTAAATATTGGTACAAATGAAAATAAAAAAACAGTACGATTAAATGCTTTAGTATCTGCTCCAGCAACATCACCTTCTTCAAATGTGAATGATGATTGGTATACATACTATAATAATATTATAGGAGATCAAAAGATATTAGTATCTGCAACAGTTATATCACCTTCTTTATATGGTATTGATGTAGGTGATTTTGTAGAGTTTGGAACTATGCCAGTTGATCCTTTTGGTGAATCTTGGTCTGGTAAGGATTTTATTGTTACAAGTGTATCAAGACAATTTGGAAAATTACAATGCGAATTTAGAGAGGTATAAATGGCAAAGACTTTTTATTATGATTCAATAGATTTACTAGATTCTACAATAAATGATGGAACAGTTACAGATTCAGATGCTGATAGCTTATATGAGTTTAGTGATGCATCTAGTATAACAAATGAAGAAAGAATTATAGATCAGAGCATATCAACTGCTGCTACATCTTGGGGACAAAATGATGCTATTCAATTTGATTTAGGTGGCAATAAAACAGCTGATTTTTTAGCTATATATTCAAATGCAACAGAGGCTGGTGATGTTGTTTTAGAAGTTGATACTGCATCTACTGGAGAATCTATTTCAAGATTAACCACTATAACAACTACATTACCAGCAAACAACTGGTTGATAGCAGAATTTAGTGAAGCTGCTAGGCAATACTGGAGAATAATTGCTGCATCATCTGGTGGTCTTGTCGGTATTACAGAAATTATTTTAGGTAAAAAATTAGAATTTGAAGTTAATCCAGACATAGGTATAGGTGAGCAAGAGATATTTGGAACAGATATTAATACAAGTATAGGTGGCGTTGAATATGCTATAAAAAGACATGATCCTAAATCTACAATTTCTATGAATTTTAGCAATATATCGGAAACATTTAAAAATAATCTGCAAACATTTGAAAGTCATGTACAGAATTATAAAAAATTTGTATATAGTGAAGATGGTACAACTGGTAATTTTCACTATGTACGACTAGATGCACCAATACAATTTCAAGAAGTAGCCTTTCAGAGATACTCTGCATCATTAATATTAAGAGAACAACTTTCTTGATTCCTGTCTATGTCAAAAAGCCTTTATTTATTTAGAGGCTTTTTTTCTTTGTTTATTATAAATTATGTATTATACTTGTATAGATGATAACCTTAATAAACAATAATTTTAATACCGCCTCGATTCTACCTTTGAGCGTTCTTGCTCTGGTTATCATCTCCTTCGGGGTGGTATTTAGTTTGGAGATGATATAATGCAATTACATGAATTACTACCTTATAAAAGAAAGCCAATTAAAAAGCAAAATAATACAAGATTTAAAAAATTGTATAATAGAGCTTTAAAATTAGAATTTAATTTACATGAAAAGAATCAAGGTTATTATACGATCTGGGAAGGTGGTAAGGGCAGTTCATATCGTACTTTAAATGAAATTGAATTACATATTAAAAGTGCAGAAGGAGATAAGTAATGGTTAGATATGATTGGGAATCCGAAGAGCTATTTGAGTTAAGGAAAATTAAATCTGAATTGATTGATATAATTAGAAAACCAAATATAAGTGATGATGACCTTACTAAATTATTTTTTATGATGTCAGATGAAGAGAAAAGATTAATTGATAGAGATTCAGATACAAATAGCGATAAAGTGTGCAGCCATTGTCAAACAAATAAAATATATATTTGTGAACCTTGTATGGATGTATGGAGTAAAGAATTAGATGATAAACTAAAGGAGACACATGATACAATTAACAGTAGATAAAGAAGAATATCAGCAAATTTTAGAGGCTTTGCAAGTTTACTCTAGAGTATGTGCAGATGAACAAAAAAAGAAGTTTGCACAAGAAATACAGGCTGATCTTACAAATTTAAAAAAAGAACATATCATTGAAACATCGACAGAACCAAATGCCTGTGATTGAAGAAGATATACCATATGTACCTCATAAAAAGAGGTATCATGCAGAAATACAATATGAGGGAGAATTGGGAATGTTCTTAACTTCTGCAATAGGAGATACTTTAGAAGAACTTGCCAATGATATACAATATGAACTTCGCAAACTCAAAAATCGTCTCCCTCAAATTGTTCATGTTGAAGATATTCATAACAAGAATGTATTTACAGAAGTTTTTATTGAAGATTATAACAAAGGAGCGTATAATGTACGATAAATTTGAAATGATAATAATGAGTATAATATATTATATGGAAAAATCTGCACCATATTTAATAAGTGCAGTTGTTTTAAATATTATGTATTATTTAATAAAAGGAGCGTTTTAAATGAGTGAAAATAAAAATCTTACAATTAGTGTAGGAGAATCTAAAACTGGTTCACTGTTATTTAATGAACCATTAACAGGCAATAATGCTAATGGAGCTTGGTACTTATATAAGTTTAATGTATCTGGTGATGAGCTTGGTTTTTTTGCAACAGAAGGATGCCATAAGCAGTTAAGTGCTTATAAAAAAGGTGATACAGTAACGATTAGCCATAACGATATAGGTGGTGGTAAGTCTAAATATGTTGTATCATCTGATGTTGTACCTAGTTCTTCAGCTTCTGGTGGATCGAAGCCAGATTGGGATAAGATCAATGAAGATAAGAAAGAAGATATACACAGGCAAGTATGTTTAAAATTAGCTGTTGATCTTCTTGGCAATGTTGAAGGTAAATTGACACCAGAACAAGTTGGAATAGTACAGCATAATTTAGGTGCTTTAAAAATGGTATTAGATTATACTGTTGTAAAAGAGGATGATCTACCTTTTTAATGGCAATTAAAAGATGGTCGCAAGATAAGGTTTTTTCTAATTATATTAGAACCAGAGATGGATGGACTTGTCAAAGATGTAGTAAAAGCTATGATCGGACAAGCTCATCCTCTCGGATGGGTTTGCATTGTTCGCATTTTCATGGAAGAGGCAAGTGGACAACTAGATTTGATCCAGACAATGCAACAGCTTTATGTTATGGCTGTCATAGATATGTAGGATCACATCCTATTGAACATATGGAGTTCCAATTAAAAAGGCTAGGTAAGGCTAAATTTGATGCCTTAACTAAAAGAGCTAATACAACAGGAAAGAAAAGAGATTATATTAATAAACATTTTTTAAACGAATTAAAATTAATGCTAGAAGATGAAGAACACAGGCTGGATCAAACTAAATAAAAAGATAAAAAATCATTGGCTCTGGGATAAACCAGAATATTTAAAAGCATGGATTGATATGTTAATGGAGGCAAACTTTGCAGATGTTACCAAGTTATATAATATGGAACTGGTAACTATAAAAAGAGGTGAATTTCCTACATCATTAAGAAGTTTATCAGATCGCTGGAGCTGGTCGATTGGTAAAGTTAGGAGGTTTTTAAAACTTCTCGAAAACGATTCAATGATAGACACATCAACAGATACAGGCTTTACTCTAATAAAAATAAGGAATTACGAGGTTTTTCAGACATCAAAAAGCACACCAACAGACACACACATAGACACACAGACAGACACACCGACGGACACTACTATAAGAAGTAAAGAAATAAAGAATATATATAATGATCATTTTAATGAGTTCTGGAAGTTGTATCCAAGAAAGATTGGTAAATCAGTTTGTGGTAAAAAATATAAGATTGCATTAAAGAAAGTAAAACATGGAGAATTAATTACTAGCTTAAAAAATCATATTAATGGCTGGAAGAATACTGATCTGGAATATATACCACATCCTTCTACTTGGTTAAATCAAGAAAGATGGAATGATGTGGTTGAGCGGCCAGAAGTAAAAGCTAAATCTAGGACTTACAGAAAAACTAAAACTGGATTATATATTGCTTATTGTGCAAAATGTGGTACAAAAGCATATCCTAATGATTACCAGATTAAAAGTGATTCTTGTTGTGGAACTGATTGGCTAGTTGATAAACCAGAGATAGATAACACTTCAAAGATTGATAAACAGATCATAGACAGGATCATGGCATGATGAAAACAGAAAAAAGAAAAAATAATTGGAAATTAGATGCAAAAAGAGCAGATAATTATATACATTATTGCAATACTTGTAAAAGGTGCTGGGAGTTTAGATTTATAGGTCAAGGTAGTGTAAGAAGTGATAAAATGATTAATCATTATCCAGATTTTGTGAGTTATGGTCGAAAAAGAAAAGAATGTATAAGCTGTAGGAAGAATAAATAAATGGAATGTAAATATTGTAGTTCTGGGCATATTAAGAAAAAAGGTTATACTTATAATAAATATACAATATCTCAAAGATATTTATGTTTTAATTGTAATAAACAGTTTTCGGTAGCTATACATCAAGAGTTAAGAAAAACTAAAGATTTGCCCAGAATATTACTATTTGATATTGAAACTGCACCAATGGAAGTATTCGTTTGGGGATTATATAAACAATTTATTCCACATACAAATGTGATCAAAGATTGGTTTATTTTAAGCTGGTCTGCAAAATGGCTTTATGAGGATAAAATACTTTCATCGGTAGTAACATCGGAAGAAGCAAAAAATCGTGATGATGGGCGTATTTTAAGCGAAATATGGAAACTTCTGGATGAGGCTAATATTATAATAGGGCATAATGTTGATAGGTTTGATGATCGTAAGCTGAAAGCTAGGTTTATAATAAATGGAATGATGCCTCCCTCACCTTATAAATCAGTAGATACATTAAAGGTAGCCAGAAAAGAATTTGCTTTTGTATCATATAAACAAGATTTTTTAACAAAGTATTTTGATTTACAGAATAAACTATCAACTGATTTTCAACTTTGGAAAGATTGCGTTGCTGGTAAAGAGGAAGCATTGGCTCGAATGTTAGATTATAATGAACATGATGTGATAGGATTAGAGCAAGTATATTTAAAGTTGATGCCATATATAAAAAATCATCCGAATCTAGGTGTGATGATGAATGAAACAGTTTGTCCGAATTGCGGATCAGATCATTTAGAAGAGACAAATTATTATTATTATACAGCAGCAAATAAATTTAGAGTACACAGATGTATGAATTGTAAGGCAGTTATGAGAAGTAAAAAGAAAGCCAATTCAAAGCAAACAGAGGTCAGAAGTGTACCAAAGTAATGCCTCACAAATAAAGCTAGGTAGCTTAAAATCTATATATATTGATAATCTTAACAGTAGATATATAAAGATAAAAGGTTCTTGGTAAATGAAACTATTCTTGGTTGGCGTTGAGATAGGTGAGGCATAGATTTTATAAAAAAAGGAGCGTGATATGATTATGTTTAATATAGCAGAATGGATAGCAAATGTATTAGTGTTAGGTCTAGGTGTATTTTTCTGGACATTAGCAGCTGCAGTTGCATTTTTAATTTTAACAGAGTTAGTCAATCAAGTACAGAGGTAAATATGCAACCACATACCAAACCTTGTGAAATGTGTGGTAAAACACACACCGAATATGAAAGAAAAAGAGAAAGAGAAAAGATAAATGCGATAAAGATTAAAGCGTTTGTGATAGGTAGACGATCAGTAAGAAAGTTGAGTAGTCGAGAAAATGATATAATAGATGCTTTTTATGATCTGGATATAAGAGATTTAAGTATAATAGCAGATCATCATGGCATTAGTAGAAGTGCCTGTAATACATATTATGATAGAGCGATGGATAAATTAATGGATATGGATTTTGAAATATGAATAAAGAGATAATAGAGTTATTGAAGGAAAGAATTGAGAAAGGAAAACGAGAATACAACAAAGAGCTTGATCCTTTTGATGGTAGAATCTGGGAAATAGAGGCTTTAGAAGAAATATTAGATGGCATGATATATACTGCCACATCTATATTAAAAATAATACATAGAAAAAACAATAAATGATAGATATTCCTATTCCTAAATGGTTAAAGATAGAAAGCTGTAATACTATTATCAGAAATAACTTTGGCAATCGAGGTTATGCAGATGGGAACAAGGAAGAGCAATACACTGGAATACTAGGTCAAAATGTTGTCTTAAATTATTATAATAAACCTTTAGTAATAGGTGGTGGTGGATTTGATGATGGTGTTGATCTGATTCTAAATAGTAAAAGAATAGATGTTAAGTGCATGGGAAGAAATGGAGCAGTAAAAGAAGGATACACAAATAACTTTATTGCAGCACAGGATAATTATAATACCGATATATATCTATTCTGTTCAATTAATAAAAAAGATTCTATCCTTACCATGTGTGGCTGGGTAACAAAAGAACAATTTAAAAATCGCAGAGTATTCCATGAGAAAGGATCATTAAGGTTTAGGAAGGATGGTACAGCTATTAAGGTTAAAACAGATTTATATGAAATAGATAATGATATGTTAAATGATATGAAAGATTTATCTTGACTTGTATTGATCTAATCCTTACTTTTTCATTAATTAAACAACACATTATAGGAGATGATAATGAAAAAACACACTTTAAACTTTACACAATTTAAAAATCTAATAGAGTCTGGCATATATAATGCTGGTTTTCATCCAGATGATGTATCAGTTGGTGAATGGACTATAAGAGATTTATATGATAAAGTAGACGATCTTGATATAGTTACAGATATATGTAAATCCAATATTGATGGCTGGAATATAAATACAGACCTTAATGATTATGATGTATATGTTAAATCTGTATTAAGAGAATGTACTAATGTTGATGCTGAAAAATATATAAATCTTCCAATATTTAGACCTTATTTAGAAAACTTTTGGAAGAATTATTATAATCCTTACTTATGGTCTGTAAGTGATAAAATTGACAAATGGATAATTTTATATAAATTAGGTAGAACTGATATGATTGGATTTACTTTTAATTAAATATAAATAAAACCTAAAAGAAAGAGCCTTGAGAAATCGAGGCTTTTTTTTTATATAACAGCATACACCAGTATGCATATTATTATATAAAAGCATACACCAGTAGGCAAGTTATCAATATTCATTTTTTTGTAGTAGACTAAATACAACAATATTTTAATTTATAAAAAATAAACACCTCTTTTTGTAGTCAATCCTTGTATTTATAGAGGTGCTAATCCTTCCTCACTCGTTGAAAGGCAGATATATAGAAATGTTGAAATGGGCGATAGACAGGAATAAGGATTTATGGTCTGCAGACCTTTTTAAAATATGGAAATACAATACTATAAATCAAACGATCTTATAATGGCAGAATATAACCCTCGCCAATTAACCAAAGATCAGTATAGCCAGTTAAAAGATTCCATTAAAAGATTTGGATTAGTTGATCCTCTTATTGTAAATAAAAACAAAGAAAGAAAGAACATTTTGGTAGGTGGGCATCAAAGATTTAAGATTGCCAAAGAAATGGGAATTGATGAGATACCATGTGTCGAAGTTAATTTAACTTTAGATGCAGAGAAAGAATTAAATATCAGACTAAATAAAAATGTTGGTGAATGGGATTATGATGCACTAGCTAACTATTTTGATGTAGGTGAGCTAACAGATTGGGGATTCTCAAACGATGAGCTGCAATTCTACGAAGATGAGCCAGTACAAGGCTTAATAGATGATGATGAGATTCCAGAGGTAGAGGAAGCAATAACAAAAGAAGGTGATCTCTGGATACTGGGAGAGCATAGAGTTTTATGTGGGGATGCAACCAAAAAAGAAGATGTTGATATGTTAATGGATGGAAAGAAAGCTGATATGGTGTTTACTGATCCTCCTTATGGATTAGGTGGATATGGTGGTCGCAAAAAAATGGCTTTAAAAGGAGATGACCAAGATGTAACTCCTTTTTATTTATGTATCCCAGACGCAAATGAAGTATATGTATGGGGAAGAATATATAATTTAGTAGATATAAATTTCTATCCTAGAGATATTATTGTTTGGAAAAAAAATAATTTTGGTCTTGGTAGAGGTTATAGAGGTCAATACGAGGTGTGCTTTTACAAGGGTGAATTTAGTGGTAGTGATTCCGATGTTTGGGAAATAGATAAAGATACAAAATATAAACATCCAACACAAAAGCCTACTGCATTATGTGAAAGAGCAATTAAAAACAGTAATCCTAAAATAATTATGGATTTATTTCTTGGTTCTGGATCAACCTTAATAGCAGCAGAGAAAACAAATCGTAAATGTTATGGGTTAGAACTTGATCCACATTACTGCGATGTAATAGTTAAAAGATGGGAAGAGTTTACTGGTAAGAAAGCAGAAAGGATAGAGCGTGTCGAAGGCTGATAAACAGCAAGAAAACAGCAAAAGAGTGTTTGGTAAACCATTTAAGAAAGGTCAATCTGGTAATCCAAATGGCAGACCAAAGAAAGGACAAGCATGGGCTGATGTTGCTAATGAGTTGCTCAATTCAAATGGAATAGATATAACTATGAAGATGGGTAATGGTAAAGTAAAAAACTTAAACCTTGAGGCAGATAAATCATTTAGACACGCTGTTATAATTGGTCAAATAAGTGAGGCTATGAAAGGTAATGTTCAAGCAGCAAGGGAGTTGGCAGATAGAACAGAAGGTAAGCCAAAACAGGAAAGAGAAATAACACATAAGAATGAACCTATAAAAATAATGCAGATTGATTAATTGGAACATAGATCAGAAGCGAAAAGAAATAATAAAACATCCAGCATCAAGAAAAGTTCTGGTAGCTGGTCGGAGATTTGGAAAATCTCATTTATCTCTTATGTGGCTTTTGCAGAAAGAAATTCAAGCTGGGGAGCGTAGATGGATCGTAACACCAACATACAGGCAAGGAAAGGCTACTACTTGGAAATTAATGAGACAAATATTCAGAGATTATGATTGCCAGATCAATGAATCAGAATTACTTGTACGCTTACCTAATGATGCAGAGATTGCTATTAAAGGTGCAGAACAAGAAAATAATCTTCGTGGTGCTGGGTTAGATATGGTTGTAATGGAAGAATACTCATATATCAAGCCACATGTCTGGGATGAGATTATTTATCCTACTTTAACAACAACAGATGGTGAAGCCTTTTTTATTGGTACACCTAACGGTTATGATCATTTATATAATGCTTATTTAAAAGGACAAAGTGATGATCCAGATTGGAAGAGTTGGCAATATACAACAGTAGATGGTGGCTATGTACCAGATAAAGAGATAGAGAAAGCAAAAGCCATGATGGATGAAAGAGCTTTTAAGACAGAATTTCTAGCATCCTTTG